GCGTTTGCATCTCAGCACCCTTCAAGATGTAGTGGTCTGTCCTCATACCGCGTTTGCAGACCTCCAGAAGGGCGTCTAAGCCGTTTTTTGCAACAAAAGCATACTCAGTACCAAACCCCATGAGAACGAGCGCTTCGCACGTGTTTAAAGCGCTTATCAGTACATCCAGCTCTTTTCGTCTTGCCTCACCTTTGACAAGCATTGCCAGGGCATTGTGGTTCTTCAACTTCAGGGTCAGCAGAGAGCCTTCGTGCTTTGCAACCGGTGTGATGCTTTCAATTACAAAAGCCAACGGGTTGACTAAGACAGGTTTAGGCTTGTATTTGCTTTGTTTTTTCATATTCTTCCTCTGTAAGCTCACTAACAATGTACAACGCTTGGTTGATTATGAATACAGGGTAATCCCTACCTTCTCTTACTAAATCAAGTATTTTTCTTGCTGTGTAATAGTTCATGCTTTTTTTAAATTGCAAGTGAAAATTGTTTTGTTCTTTCATGTTGAAGCGCGGCATATTCTGGGTTTAACTCACATCCTAAATACTGCCTACCAAGGTTCTGAGCAACTTGTGCTGTTGTGCCGCTACCCATGAACGGATCTAAAACCACGCCACCAGCAGGCGCACCAGCAAGAATGCACGGCTCAATTAGGTCGGCAGGGAAAACTGCAAAGTGCGCACCGCTGTATGGCTTGGTGCTGACTGTCCAGACGCTGCGTTTGTTGCGGATGCCGTCATCCACCCGTTCCCCTTGTCCCACCGCTGTCTTGTTTTTTGAGCCAGTTTTTCCACGAGTAAACGACGACCCGCAATCACCAGTGGTCGCCGGTTCTGCAATCGCCCCCATGTCGCAGTAATACTTTGGCGACTTAACCAGCAGGAAAATCTGCTCATGGCTTTTAGTGCAGCGGTCTTTGACTGATTCGGGCATGGGGTTGGGCTTGGCCCAAATAATCTCCTGCCTGAGATACCAGCCATCAGCGCGAAGGGCGAAGGCCAGCATCCAAGGTATCCCAATAAGGTCTTTGTGCTTGACTTCACTACCTTGAAAAGAGGATGCCATTTGATTGCGAGCACTACCCTTTGGAACCAAAGTCCCCGTGCTGTTGCCCAGCGTGGTATCTGGTGTTGCCTTCCCATGGCGATAACTGGCATAACTATCTCCAATGTTTAGCCATAGCGTTCCGTCATCTTCCAGCACATCCCACACACAACGAAACACTTCGACCATTGCTGTAATGTATTCTTCTGGAGTTTGCTCTAACCCAATTTGACCTTCATGCCCGTAATCGCGCAATCCAAAGTATGGCGGGCTGGTCACGCAAGTCTGAGCCTTTATGCCCTGCTCTTTCCAGCGCCGCATTGTTTCACGGCAGTCGCCAAATTCGATTTTGTTATACATTTTTAACCCCTAAAATGCCTTTCATCATCGCTCGGATATGCTCAGGAGGTGGCGAAAAGTTCTCGCGGTCTGCAATTATTTGTTTAAGCGCATCGCCTTGATTTGCAGAAGGAGGCGTTGTTGTCCGAACTACATCAGCAGATTGCTGTGCAAAAGATTGCTTTTCAACCTTCTGACTTCTAACCCAGTTTCGCCAAGTCGCGTTCCAGTCTAGCTTGACACCCTTGCCGCCAGCTACCGAATTCCAGTAGTCCGTGAACTCTGCAAAAACTTTGCGCAAATCAAGGTCTGGCCGCTCTGTCTTTGACCACTCGGCAAGTTCAGAATCAGGCTTCCAGTTTGCTGGCAACCGCGCACCGCGTGTTGCTGTCTTATCTTTAATAAGTGGTGTTGGTGTTGGTGTTGGTGTTGGTGTTGGTGTTGGTAGCTTAACGTCCGTTGAGCGTTCGTTAAACGGACGTTGAGCGTTCGCTTTACGTGATTCAACCGATGCTTGTGCAGACACCTTAGCTTTCGCTTGCTTGTCTTGCATACGCAAAACTTCTTTTTCGCAACGGCCATGAAACCAACCTTCGTCTGTAAGCTCAAAAAATTCATCTAAGACAGCTTGCAAAACCGATTGATAATCTTTTAACCTTACAAGCCTTGCAACTTCAGCCACGGAAACTGGTAGTTGTCCTTCGCGCAAATAGTATGCATCTATCAGCCGCCTATACGCCAAGTCCTCCATTGGCTCTAAGTGCCCAGTGTGTGAAGCATAGTCACCAAGGTGAAAAGGATAGTAATTCATAAAAACCCCCAAGTCTTGCCACTTCTGATTTTGCTTATGCACATTGTTGAAACGCCATATTCTTTTGCAATTGCAACGTTTGTTGCGCCAACTGTAAAAAGATACTTTATTAAAACAACTTGGTGGTTTTTTAGCTTACTGTTTCCTTGCTTCTCGCCTCTAGCTTGCCTTCCTTTTTTTACTTTGTCCGCACAATTATCAGCATGAGTGCCGGCCAAAAGATGTTTTGGGTTTATGCAAAGTCTGTTGTCACAAATGTGCATAACAACAAGTCCTTGAATTTCCTCAAGTTGAATCTTTTTATCAATACAATATGCCCATCGATGTGCCCTAACAAGTTTCCGAAACCTCTTTAAAACACCGTAACCGTCAGTAGTAGCGCCGGTGTGATTTATACAATTTTCCATTTTTACCCAATAAAAAAGGGCTACACCTGAAGTCTCGCTATTTCTAGCGTTGGCGGACTGGCACAGTACCAGCAGACTTCATGTGTAACCCCACTGTGAAACGCCGCCAAGCGTCTTTCAAACCATTATACGTTAGTCACTGCAACCCACCGGATAAAGCTCTGAAATTAGTTTGTATCGCGCAGTTGTCGCGTCAGCAATGACAGCGTGTAGCCAGTGTATAGCCGCTTCGTCCGTTGTGGGCTTGCGGCTCAGTAGCGCCTCAAGGTCTTCAATGTAGTTTTCTAATGTTTGATTCATTTAAATATCCTTACTTAAAATTTGCCAGGCTGTTGCGGCACAGAGTGGGACTTGTCCATTTCCAATGGCTTTAAGTCTGTCCACCCCAGCGGCCATCCCATTAGCCATTCGACCCACATTGGGTTCAGTTTGCCACCAGCGTGAGTTGCCAGCGTAGGCGTATTCCTGTTCTTTTCGCTCGGACTGTTGCACTCTTTGGCATTGTGTGCTGTCGGCGTTGGAAACATTCTTTGACCCACAATCGTTTCTAAATTTGGGTTTCGTTTCTCGTTCCACGCTGATTCTGGCGTTATTGTTGCTGCCATTGCTGAACAGCTCCTTGGTGTAGGCCATGTTTGTTCCGACAATCCAGATTCTGTCCCTCTGGTGGTTTGCTCCAACGTCCGCTGCTCCCAGCACTCCCCATCGCGCATCAAACCCCATTGCGGCCAAGTCTCCGAGAACAATTCCAAGTCCCCTAGAAGTGAGCATTGGTGAGTTTTCCACAAACGCAAATCTGGGTCGTACTTCGTAAATGATGCGCGCCATTTCTCGCCACATTCCTGAGCGCTCACCGTCGATTCCTGCACCTTTTCCTGCTGCGCTGATGTCTTGGCATGGAAACCCGCCAGATACAACGTCAACAATTCCTCGCCACGGCTTTCCGTCAAAGGTTTGTACGTCATCCCAAATCGGGAAAGGCGGGAAAAGCCCATCATTTTGCCTAGCGCACAGTACGCTTGCTGGGTATTGCTCCCACTCAACAGCGCAGACTGTTCGCCATCCGAGAAGTTTTCCCCCAAGTATTCCTCCACCAGCGCCTGCGAATAAAGCCAACTCATTCATATTTCCTCCAAATATGTTTAATTATGAATGCGGAAAATTATTTCCGTAAATAGGGGTAAACACCTAGATAAAACGTGTGTTTTCTGGGTTAAGATGACCTCGTCAGCAACACAAACAGGAGTTAGAAATGAGACAACTTTATTCAGTAAATCACCAAGGCGCAGAAAAGCTAGCGGTTTTGGTCAGCAAGTTAAGCGACGCGTACATCGACGCGATGCTAGACCTTGAAGAAAAGATGGAGTCTGGCAATCAGACCACCATCTTAATTAACGGCCAAGAGTTAACTCTAGGCGCTGAAGATTTTGACCCAATCAAAATCGCATACTAGGAGAAAATATCATGCAAAAAATAGCACAGGCTTTTGTAGCCGCAAAACGAGAGTTTGCACCAGCCCTCAAGACCAGCACAAACCCACACTTTAAGAGCCGCTACGCTGACTTAGCTGGCTGCATGGAGGCAGTCAATGATGCTTTGCTGGCTAATGGCATTGCGCTGTACCAGGAGACCTCAGAAGACAGCACCGGCGTGACAGTTGAAACCGTGTTCTTGCATGAATCAGGCGAGACACTGCGAGGCGGCAAGCTCCACGTTCCTGCTAGCAAACAAGACCCCCAGGGATACGGCTCGGCACTTACATATGCCAGACGCTACTCGGTAATGGCGGCTTGCGGCATAGCGGCAGAGGACGATGATGGTAATGCGGCAGTCAAAGCAAAGCCAACCAAGCCAGCAGTAAAGCAAATCAGCGAGCAAGACTTAAACCTGGCGCTCAACAGCGTTGCACACGCTCAGACGCTAGACGACCTAAAGAGCGTTTACACAGAGGCAATTAAGTTTTGTGGCTCAGACGATGCGGCCAAGGCTCACGTTATTGCTGTTAAGAATCAGCGCAAAGAGGAGTTGTCAGCATGAGCGAACAAGGCACGCCAGAATGGTTTGCTACTCGAATTGGCCAAGTGACGGCAAGCCGTGTAGCTGACCTTATGGCCAAAACCAAATCCGGCTACTCAGCCAGCCGCGACAACTACATGGCACAGTTGGTCTGCGAGTTAGTTACCGGCCAGCGCGAGGAGTCTTACAGCAACTCATCGATGGCATGGGGTAATGAGCAAGAACCTTTTGCACGCGCAGCATACGAGGCCAAGGCGAACGTTTTGGTTGACGAAGTAGGGTTCATACTCCATCCGACAATTGCAGGCTGTGGAGCTTCACCTGATGGCCTAGTGGGTGACAGTGGCCTGGTTGAGATTAAGTGCCCAAACACTAACACGGCATTGGATGCTTGGTTGAAGTGGGCGGACGACAAGAATCCGGTAGCTAGCAAGTACAACACCCAAATGCAAATGCAGATGGCGTGTACACAGCGCAAGTGGTGCGACTACGTTATTTACGACCCGCGAATGCCCGAAAAAGCTCAGTTGTTGGTGGTGCGCGTAGGCCGTGACGATGCTTTTATTGCAGAGATGGAACTGGAAATAACACGGTTTATTGAGGAGTTAAACAAAAAAGTAGTCAAGCTAAAAG